TGAACGACGGCAGCCGGGACCGCGGGTCCTTGTATCGGTACAGGTGAGCGTTCGCGCGGTCCAGCATTTCGTCGTCGCTCTGGCCGAGCAGACCCGTCAGCGCGAACGACGACGTGCCGTACGCCTGGTCCGACGTCGCGTCAGCGACACGCTTCACCTGGCCGTTCTGACGCTGGTACAGCACATCGTTCGCCAGGCGGGTGCTGTTGTCCTCGAGGGTGCCTGTCTGCGTGTACGGCAGCGTGCTGCCCGCGGCGTCCGTGAACGCAAACGCGACCGTCGGATTGCCCGTGTCATGGAACGACGCGTGGAACGTCAGCGTGCCGTCCTGCGCGATGAACAGGCGTGCCTGGCCACCTTCGGTCCGCTCGAGCAACTGCAGGTAGTCGAGCAGCTTCGTCTGGCCACCACCGAAGTCGCATCCCTGCACGGTACGGGTGCTCGTGTCGATCGACGTCGGGAAGGTCGCATAGCTGGTATACGCCATCACCCGACTGATCCGGGCCGACACCGTGTCACCGGCGAACCCGTTCAGTCCGGCCGTGTAGTGCGCCAGCACCCGGGCGGCGGACAGCTGCGTGGCGTAGATCGCGATCTCGTCGCACAGCGTCGTGCCGTTCGCCTTCGCCTTCACCCACAGCTGCGGCGATGACCCGAAGTTGGTCGTGGCAGCGCCGAGCCCGGACAGGCTGCCCGCAGCCGGCGTCTGTGCCACACCGTCGATGTAGAACGCGATCGTGGTCCCGGAACGCGTTACGACGTAGTGATGGCTGTTGCCGTCGGTCAGGGCACTGTTCGCACTATCGAAACGTGGGCTAAGTGACGCCGCGCTTTCGTCGGTCACGGCCAGCTGGATGCTGCGCGTCCCGTCAAAATTCTGCTGGAACTGGAACTGGAACGTCGGTGCGCCCGACACGCCTTGACCCCAGACACTGTGGCCTTCACTGTTGCCGTACGCGGCCACCGCCGGCGGCCGGTACCACATCTCCCACGACCACGTGGTGCCCGACACGAACCCCATTGCCGAACCGGATCCCTGCGTGTTCAGCACCGACTCCAACGGTTCCGTCACCGGCGGCGAGCTCGGCACCGTCCACGTCCGCGACCCGTCCTGCGTAGCGAAGACCACACCACCGGTCAGCGACGCGGTCTGAACCGCAGGGTTGTAGTACGCGGTCTTCGCGTTGCCCGACGAATCGGCCGCGGTGGTGCTCGTGATGGGGTCGCCCAGCCGGTACCAGGCGGTCGGCGCGTCCACCTTCACTTCCTGCGCGTACGCGCACTCCGGTAGCGCCGCCTTCGCCAGCACCTTAAACGCGTCGTGGCACGACAGGTTCACGTAGCCGCGCATGTCGCCACCGTCGATCCACTGCTGATCCCAGCCGGCCACGTACCCCTTGAACACGTACCGGGTCGACCCGTTGAACGTGACCCGCAGCCGGCAGTGCCGCATCGGTAGCAGCTTCCCGAAGAACGTCCCGGACGCGTTGTCCGGATCGAAGATCCGGGCTTCGCTGTACATCACCAGGCTGAGCTGGCCGACCACGAACGCATCACGTTCGCTCGAACGGCCCCGCACGGTCGACGGCTGAAACGTGACGTACTTCGACACGTCCGTGTAGTCGCCATCCACCACCGTGTCCGTCGCGCCTTTGTTGAACGCGATGCTGAATTCCCACGTGGCGCCCTGGAACTGTGACGCACTCATACCAGGATCGGGCTACCGGACCCGTAGCCGTTCACACGCACCGCGGCCTTCAGCGCGTCAAGGATCTGCCGTCCGAGGGTCGCACCGTCGGTGCCCATCCCGGCGTTGACGGTCAGGTTGATGACCACGGACCCGGTGCCACCGCTCGAGCCGGACGAACCACCCGTCCCGATCGGGCCCGGGCTGCCCGCGCTCGCACCGTTCGGGACGATGAACCCGGACACGTGCGGGACGAACAGTTCGGGGCCTTCTTCACCGACGACGTACGGGGTGCCGCCGTAGACGGGTCCGCCCGATGCCTTCATCTGGATGTTGCCACCGGCGACACCCGCCACCCGGTACCCGCCGTAACCGGCGGCCGTGTTGTTGAGGTTCTTCGTCGCGGCTTCGGCGTCCTTCAGCTTCTGGATCAGGGTGTCCAGATCCTTCGCGGCGCCGCCCAGCTTGTCACCGTACGTGCTGCGCAACTCGGCCAGCTTCGTGATCTGCAAGTCGTAGCTCTGCGTCGACCCGGCGACCGCGCCCGACTGCTCGGCGAACTTCTGTGCCGAATCAACGATCTTGCCCAGCAGGTTGTCCTGCGCGGCCTGTAGCGCCTCGTTCTTCTCCGCGTCCCGACCCTTCGCGGCGGCGGCCTCTTTCACCTTGTCCGTCTCGTCGCGGACCGCGTCGGCCAGGTCCCGCACCGATGCCCGGTAGCCCAGCACCGGGTTGATCGCGTTCTGCGCGGCGTCGTACGCCTCTTTCGTCTTCCGCGCGACCTGATCCTGGTTGTCGGCGAGTCGCTTCGCCTGGTCCGCCGCGTTCTTCTGCGCGGCGGCCTCGTCGGCCAGGATCCGGGAGTGGACCTTCTCGGCGGCCGCGGTGAGCTCGGCGGCGTCCTTCACCGCGTCGGTCGACTGCTTGCGCTGCCGGTCCGCGTCGGCCAGGTCCAGCGTCGCGGTCGTCACCTGCTGCTTCACCGCGGCCGACTGTGCGTCCTGCTGCATCACTGATTTGACGGCGGCAGCTTCCTGGTCCAGCTGCGTCAGTAGCTGCCGGGCGGCGCCTTCCTCCTGCGCGGCGTTCGCGTCGCCCATCAACCGCTTCTTGTCCAGCGCAGCGATCAGGTCGTTCAACTTCCCGCGGGCCGTCGACATCGCGTCGCCACCACTGGTGATGGCCGAACGCAGATCATCGATCGACACGGACGCGTCGCCGGCCGCCTGCGCCGCCTGCCGGTTCTTCGCAACGAAGTCGGTCAGTTTCGACGCTGCCGCCTCGGACGCGGTGGCGTTGAGGTCCTTCATCGCGCCGCGCAGATCATCGACCCGCTTCGCTGCCTCGGCGGCGCGTTCGCTGAAGTAGCGGAACACCAGCAGTGCGCCACCGATCACGGCGGCGATCCCGAGGGTCGTCGGGTTCAGCATCTCGAACGCCTTCGTGAGCATCGGCACCGCCTGCGACACACCCATCAGCAGCGGCCCCGCGGTCACCAGGACCGGGGCCAGCTTCTGCCCGAGCGCCGCGGCGACGTCGGTCACCTTCGCCCGCAACGCGTCGAACTTGCCCTGCGTCGTGTCCGCCGCAGCATCGGCCATGCCGTGCAGTTTCAACTTCAGGACCTCGGTCGCCTGCGACGCGGCGTCCGCGCCCGTACCGAAGTCGGCCAGGTTGATGCCAAATTCCTTGAAGACCTTCCCGGACCCGGCCGTCATCTTCACGACCAGCCCGGCCGCGTTCGACAGGCTGATGTGCTTCGCGGCGGCCAGATCCGCGACCAGGGCCATGTCAGCCAGCGCCTTCGACGGGTCGCCCAGCGCGGCGGTCAGCTTCCCGAGCGCGCCCTGTGTGTCGGCCGACGTGCGGCCGTAGTGCTCCATGTGGCTGATCGTCGTGTCGATCGCGCCCTGGAACTCGGACATGTCGTGCCCGGTGTTCTGGATGGCCTGCCCGAGGATTGCCCGCGACTGCTCCATCGGCCCGGCGATCCGCTGCAACGCGGCGCCCGCGGCGGTCATGGCCGCACCGATCGCCGTCCCGTACTTCTGCGCGGCGCCGCTGATCTTGTCGAACGTCGACGCGCCCGACTTGGCCATGTTGTCCAGGTCCTTCTGCGCCTGCTGCAACCCGGCGGTCAGCTTCGACCCGTTCGCCTGCAGTTCGACTACGACCGGCGGCAGCATCGACATAGCAGGCTCACCTCTTCTCCATCACACGGCGGAACGTGGCCGCGAACTTCTCGGCCATCGCAGCGGCCGCCTGTTCGTAGGCGCGCTGCATCATGTGTTCCTGATCTTCGATCTTCGATCGGTACAGGTTCACCTTCTGACCCCACGGGCCGATGTGCACCGCGTACGACGGCGGCGGGCCCGTGCGGCGCAGCCGGCGCGACGTGTGAATGCTCGCCCGCAGCAGACCCTTCTGCGCTCGAGGGTCGTCGCCCTTGTAGACCGGCGTGGCGCGGCGGGCGGCCTGTTTCCCGGTGCGGGCCGCCGCACGCAGCGCGTACATCGTGGCCCGATCGGTCCGCTTCTGAATGTCGGCCAGGGCCCGGATCGTGGCCTGCGCATCGATCCGGGCGCCCATCAGGTCATCCGCCACTACTTCGGTGCTCCCGTCACGATGTCGTCTATGGCCAGCAGCCAGTCCAGGGTGAGCGCCGGCATGTCGGCCGCTTCGCCCGGGCGGATCCCGAACCGGGTCAACAGCTGGTAGTCGCGCCACAGATCCGGATCGATGCCCATCTCCCGGCGATGCCGGTTCCCGTCATCGATCGTGACCCACGCTTTGAACTGCGTCAGCCGGCGGTATCCGCTTTTGGGTCAGCCATCGTCTCCGGCGTCTGGCGCGTCACGAGGGACCACACCAGATCCTTCACGAAGGGTTCCACCACGCTGACCACTTCGTCGTACGCGAGGGACGGCATGTCCAGCAGCCCGTCCATCGTCAACGGGTACGGCATCGACCACGACACCACGTACGCCAGCACCGCGGTGTCGTTCGCAACCCGGACCTGTGTCGTGTACGCCGCGGTGTCCGCGGTGGCGTCCATCGCGCCCAGCTGGTAGGCGGCGGCCAGATGGACACGGCGCAGGCGTTCCGGTACTTCGCCGGCGTCGCGGATGTCGACGGTCGCGCCCGATGGCAACGTAACTGTGTGCACGGTGGTGAGCTCCTAAGTCAGGGTCGTGATGTTGGTGGTTCGATGCGCACCCGCCCACGGTGATGCGGAACCGTGGGCGGGGCGCGGGCCGGTCACTGGTAGGTGCCGGTGGCCTTCGTGCTCTTGCACGTGACCTTGATCGGGCTCGAGCCCGTACCGGCCGTCGTCGCGTCCGTCGTGTTGCCCAGCCCCACGAAGTTGATCGTGAGCTCCACGAACCCGTTCCCGCCGGTGATCTTCGGCTTGGACGTCTCGTAGTTGCACTTCGTCATCGTGAACTGGATCGTGTTCGGGTTCGCGCCCGTCGGCGTGAACAGCAGCGTGAACGTGGGCTGACTGTTCTGCAGGAAGTTGTTCAGCTGCGTGTTGTCCTCGAACACGCAGGTCATCGACCCGTCCACCGTTATCGGCTTCGTCCACACCTTGTACGGGTCCTGCAGGTTCTGCATCGTGTAGATCGGGAACGCCGGCCGCTTGATCGACAGTGCCGCCTGCTCGACGTACAGCACGTTCGTGCCACCGATCGTGGCCTGGCAGCCCCATGCCGGCGCCGGGACCACCGTGGAGAACGACGACGTGACCGCGGGGACCGGGCCATCCATCCACGACCACACCTTCGCCGAGTAGGTGAGCAGCCCGGCGGGATCGAAGTTGACGTCCAGCTGGTCGACCTTCGTCCCGGCGTAGATCCGGGTGTCGATGCTGTTGAACAGCCACAGCGCGAACGGGGTCGGCTGCGTGTCGGACGTGTTCTTCACGCTGAACGCGTGCGTGTTCGGGGTGCCGGCGCTGAAGTCGGACGCGCCGGTGACGCCACCCACCCAGTACGGGAACGTGTCAGGGAACACGTCACCACCGATGGAGAACGCGCTGATGCGGGTCCCCTGCTGGTTGCCGTACACCTCCACCGCGGATCCACGCATACCGCGGTCCTTCAGCTGCACGATCTGCGGTTCCGGTTCGATCGACGTCACCGGGATGTAGTCGGCCGGGCCGAGCGACGCGGTCAGCTGCGACGTCACGTACGCGTTCGCGCTGTGCGCGTTGGTCAGCGCGGCGACCGTCAGTGACGACGTGCCACCACCGGCCGTCACCGCGCGCTGCTCGGTCAGCGGCCCGTCGATGATCGTGATCGTGGACGACGCAGGGATGCCCGTCCCGACCACCGGCACGGTCGTGGCCGTTGCGATGACGGATGCGGACAGCGTCGTGTTCGTCGTGTCCTTCGCGACGCCCACAAAGGAACGAAATGACGGGTTCGGCATCGGTCAGCCCTCCGGGGTGCTGGTCTGGTCGGCCACGGCCGACTTCTTCTGCTCGGCCGGCGCCGGCACAGGCTCGAACCACATCGGGTCCGGGTTCTCTGCCGCGTCGATCACGTCGCCCGGCTCGACCGTCAGCGACACGTGCGGGAACATCCGGCCGTCGTCGCCGGTGAATCGGAACTGCATCGCGGTGACCTCCTGGTCAGTCATCGTTCACGGGATCGCGTTGCACGTGACGAACATGTCGCACACGGTTTCCACGCCCTGGTTCTGTTCGCCGGCCGGTTCCGACCGGTACGCGTGCGCAGACGGGAACGCCAGCCAGCAGGTGCCACCGATCTGCGGGTCGTTCCGCACGAAGTCGTCCACGACACCAGCCAGGGCAGCGCACCGCGCCCGAGTCGTCGTCGTCGGCGAATCACTGCCACGGTACGACGCGATGTGCACACTGATCTGGAACTCCTCACGCAGCGAACCCGACCCGAGCGATCCCACCATCGCGTGCGCCTCGTACGTCTGGTTCACCTCTTGCGCGATCACCAGCCAGTCTTCCGGCTGATCCGTCATCGGCACGCCCTCGTACACCCGCACCGCGCCCGACGTGTCGAACGCCAGCATGGCCGCCTGCACACCGGCGACCAGTGCGGCCACCACCGCGTTCACCTTCGACGTTGCCGTGGCCATCAGAAGATCGCCGGTGTCTTGCGCGACGGGGCCAACATCTCCCGCACCCGGTTCGGCACGAAGAACCCGAGCATTTCCTGCCCGGACCAGTCGTCCATCGCCGCGCCCGTCCCGTACTGCGGGCGGCCCGCCTGCTGCGTCTGCTGGTAGTTCACGCGCAACAGCTCGAGGGTGCCCAGCCGGACGTTCGGCGGCACCACCAGCCGGCCGGCCGTATACGACACCAGCACCTGGTTGTAGCCGGGCGGGAACGGCGTCGTGCCACCCCCGACCGTGCGGCGCACAATCTCGCCGGGCGCGTTGAACGTGTAGCTGTAGATCGTGCCCTGATCCGGGGTGATGACCTGCGCCAGCGTGTACGCCACCGGCCCGCGGTACTCCACCACGTTCTGGACGCTGACCACCGGCCGGGTGCGCAGCACGATGCGGGACACGCCACCGTCGTACGCCTCACCCACGATCTGCCGCTGCACGACCGGGCCCGTGTAGAACTCCACCACCGGGGTGATGCCGTCCAGCATGTTCATCAGCTCGGCGTCGTGCGACCGGTCCGAGCTCGGGATGTTCAGGTGCGCCTTCGCCTGGCCGAGCGTCACCAGGCGGCCGACCTGCGACGCGGTCGTCAGGTCCTCCTCCACCAGCACGTCCAGGTACCCGTCGGTCGGGAACGTCTCGGTGCTCGTGTCCGCGTAGGTCACGACGAACTCACCCGAGTACGACCCGGCCAGGGCCGTGTCCGTCGCCGTGAACGTGTAGCTGACCGTGGCCGGCGCCGTCGCGGACGTGACCGTGGCCGCGGCGTTCACCGCGGGACCGGTCGCCGTCGGGTTCCGCATCACGAACTTGACCGACGCGCCCGTCAGGTTGACCGTCGACGCGTCCGGCCGGGTGCACGTGTACGACAGCACCGGCCGCGTGTTGCCCTTCTTGATGATCAGGTCAGGCATCGGTCACCACTCCCGGTCCGACATCACGGCACGTTCCGCCCGCGGCGGCACGGCCCGCTCGAGCGGTCCGGCCAGCGCACGACCGTCGTCGTCGCTTTGTGCTGCACAAACCGGTTCTGTGGCGTCCACGTCCGGTTCGGGTGCTGCTGATGCCACCGGCGGCCGCCGGCGGCGGCGTGCGGGCACCTCGGGCGCAGGGGCGGGCGCCGGCGGCCGGTACCCGCAGCGGGCCAGCTGGTGGTCGCACTCGGCGACCAGGGACCAGTCACCACGCACACACGCGGCGGCACGGTGGGCCAGCAGCTGATCGATCATCCCGGGACCCCTCTTGCACGGCTCATCAGGCGGACCTGCACCACAGCGGCGCAGTGCAGGCATAGGGCGCGGTCCAGTTCCACCGCGCCGTCCAACGTCACGACCATGCGGCGAGCGCGCTGCACGCGCTCGCCGCACTGGTCACACGACTCCACGGTCAGCGCAGGAACACGACCGGGGTCACGGCCTGCGCCGCCGGCGACGCGATCGTGGCCGGCGCCACACCGACCAGACCGGAACCGTGCGTGACGGCCCCCATCTTCGCCGGTGCCGTGCTGAACCACTGGTACGCCACCGCAGCCGCGACCGTGAACGACGCCAGCGTCGGCACCGTCGTGGCGGTCACGCAGATGGACGCGTACACGAACCCGGTCGGCGCGATCGCGCTGGTGATCGTCACGGCGGACGCCAGCGTGAACGAGAACCGGGCCGACGCGGCCACGGCGGCGGCGCCGGTGGCGTCCGTCGACTGCGCGAGCAGCGCCGGCGTGGCGATGCCCGAGTACAGCGCGGCGTACGCGTGCGTGCCCGTGGCCTCGGCCGTGGCACCCACGATGACGTCGATCGCCGTGATGACGTCACCGATTTCCACCGGGATGGCCACCGCGGTGGCGACGCCCGACGACAGCGCGGCACCATCGGTGAGCGCCAGCCCGTGCGTGTAGTTGGTGCGGGCCGCGACGCCCGCCTGCGATGCGTTGGACGGCTGACCCATCAGCGACCACTTCGGGTCGGTGACGGGGTACTTGCCGCGAACGAGGTCCGACATGTCTAGTTCTCCTCTTGTACGTACTTCGGACGATGGTTGGTTGGTGGGGCCCGTTCGGGCAGGGATCAGAAGCCGGGAGCAGCCAGACCGGTGTTGCCGGTCAGAATGCTGATCGACGCCGGGAACCGGCCGGTCATGAGCGCGCTGTACGCGTAGACCTGGAACCGGATCTGCAGGGTGCCCGACAGGATCTCGGGCAGGGCACGCACCCGCAGGGTGCCTTCCCACAGGTACAGGTCGTCTTCCTTCACCACGACGATCGGGTCGGCCGTGCCGCCCGTGGTCGCCGTGCCCGACATCGTGGTGGGCACGTTCGCGTCCTTGATGACCGGAAGACCGGCGAGCTCGCCGGCGTAGCCCTGCGGCACGTTCGGCTGATCGACGCCCAGCGCGTTGAACGGCGAGTACGCCACGAACAGGGGGCGGCCCTGCGTGTCGACAGCGGCGTAACGCCAGCTGTTGGCCCGGCGAGGGTGAACCCACATCGCGGTGGCCGGCGCGAACCGCAACGTCTCGATCTGGTTCACACCGTTCAGGATGGACCGGTACTGCGTGCCGACCGTGCTCGTGTCGTGGAACACGGTGGACGCCACCGTCACGTACGACGCCTGCGTCCCGAGGGTGTTCGACGTCGCGCCGGGCACGTTCAGCACACCCAGGTGCTGGCCGGTGGTCAGACCGGCCGTGCCGTTGCCGAACAGGATCTGCTGGTCCAGACGCTGGTCGTAGTCCCGGGTCAGGTCATCAAAGATGACGTTGTCCATCGCCAGCGGCGACTGCTCGAGCAGCTGCATGGCGATGTCCTCCTGGCCGGCGATGGTCTTCACCGCGGCGGACACCGTGCTGGTCTGGATGTCGACCGACGTCACCGCGCCACCGGGCGCGGCCTGAATGCCGGTCTGCGACCCGACGGTGATCTTGGGCAGGTTGATCACGTCGATGCCGCCGGGCAGCGGCATGTTCTGCACCCGGTTCGCAGCGACACGGGTCGGGCGCAGGAACGGCACGTACTGCGACACCAGCCACAGCGGCGGCACGAACTCGCCACCCTGACCGAACACGGTCGACGGGTTCACGCGCTGCTCCACGCTGCCGGCGTTGTCCTCGAGGAACCGGGCGAACCGGTTCCGGACCTCCACCGACGCGGCACGCAGCTCCACGTCGATTTCCTGCTGGTTGCGGCGCAGACGCTCGAGCGCGGCGTCCGGGTGCGTCTCGGTCGCACCCTTGCGGGCGGCGGCCACGGCCAGGGTGGCGATGTCCCGGAAGTACGAATCGGCGCCACGCTGACCGGCGCGGTAGGTCAGGGCCTCACGCTTGACGCGCACCCCACCCTTGCCGGGCAGATCGCCGTTGAGCTCGGCCGCGGCGCGGGCAGCGGCCGCGGCACGCTTCTCTTCCTTCCGCTTCTCCTTCTCGGCGCGCTTCTCGGCGTCGCGCTCGGCCACGGCGGCGCGCAGCTCGGCCTTGCGGGCGTCGCGGGCGGCGTCCAGGGCCCGGATGTTGGCCGTCAGCACCACCACGGTGGCGTTGTCGGCGGCGGACAGCTGACCGTCGGGCGCGTGGGCCACGAGCTCGTCCAGCTGCTTCTGCTTCGCGGCGCGCTCGGCCTTCAGTGCGACCAGCGCGGCGTCGTTCTTCTTCACGTTCGGTGTCCCTTCGTCGGGTTGTGATGGGGGTTGCCGACGGCCCCGGCTGCACGCGTCGAAGTGACCGCGTGCCCGTCAGCACCGGTCGGCTTCGATCGTGGAGTGGTGGCCCGCGACGGGGCCCGCGCCCGTCAGGGCGCGGCGTGGTGGTTCAGCGCCGGCGGCGCAGATGGTCGGCCAGCAGCGCAGCCGCGGCCCGATCCATCCCACCTTCGGCCGGTGCCGACCCCCGAAGGGTCGACACACGGGCGATCGTGTCATCGTCGCCGGCCAGCAGGCGGGCCACGAGGTCGTGCACGTCGTCGGCGGCCGCACCCCAGCGGGTGCGCGCCTCGGCCAGCACGAACGTGCGCAGTTCGTCGGGATCGACGTCGGCCAGGTCCCGCATGTCGAACGTCGTATGCGGGTTCGCGCCGTAGTTCACGACCGACACGTCACCGCGGTGGATCGACAGTTCGGTGATCGTGCGTTCGTCCCATTCGTCGTTCCACGTCGACTTCGGCGCCCGGAACGCGAACGACATCTGGTCGATGTCACCGCGGGCCACCTTCGGGGCCAGACGCTGCACGTCGACGTCGTTCGGGTCCAGCGTCGCCGTCACGGCTAGCCCGCGGTCGTCCTCGCGCAGCGACAGGGTGCCCGACACGGTGCGGGCCAGCGGCAGCCCCTCGTGGTTGATCAGCAGCTGCACGTCGGGTGCTTCGCGCAGCGTCTTCTGGAACGCGCCGCGGGCGATCGTCTCCTGGTACCACCCCATGTCGTAGGCGACACCGGTCACGGACGCCCACCCGTTCAGCGACAGCTGACCGTTGCCGTCCTCGCGCAGGTCCAGACCCTGCGCGGTGAACGTGCGCCGCTCGAACGGGGTCCCGTTGCGCATGTCGAGCGCCCGGGCACGGCGCTGATCACGATCCATCGTGCTGGTGGCCATAGGTGCCTCGCCTCAGAAGTTGGTCGGCGCCGGGACGTTGGTCAGAAGACCGATCCCGGCCGGGTACCGGTTGAAGATCGCGGCGACGTAGCGGCGCAGCTGCACACGCACCTGCAGGGTGCCGGACAGCACCTGCTGGTCCACGGCGAGGCGCGGCGTCGACTCCCACAGCAGCAGGTCACGCGGCCGGATCCCGAACACCGTGTCCGCGGCCGTGTTCGGGTGCACGCCCTGCGACAGGATCGCACCCGACGTCCACACCGGCCGGCCGTTGATCGGACCGAACGGCACCACCGACGACACGTAGTCACCGCCGATTTCGTCGTACGCGGGGACCCGCGGCGAGTCGGCGCCCGGGCTGCTGATCGGACGGTTACTGCTGTCGACCGACGACGCGATCCACTCCCACCGGCGGACAGCCATCACCCAATGCTTGATCGGCTGCAGACGGGTGTTCCCGACCGCGGCACCGACCTGGCCGAGCAGCGGCCAGAACAGTGCGATGGTGTTCGCACCGCTGCCGCTGACCGTGTTCGCACCGGACACGCTGGCCAGGCCGAGCAGTTCCCGACCGGTGCCCTTGCCGAACAGGCACTGCTGGTCCAGGTTCTGGTTGTAGTTCGATCCGAGCTCCATCGCGATGATCCGGTCCAGACCGGGCGCCGGGGTCTGCTCGAGCAGCTTCAGGTCCACGTCCACTTCGCCGGCCATCGTCACGACCTGGCCCTGGCCGGCGGCGTCCGCCGTCGTCGGGTCCTGCGACGCGACAGCGGCCGCCTGCGCCTGCGGCGCGTCCAACGCGCCGACCACCATGCGCGGCACGTGGACACTCGACACGCCCGGCGCCAGCGGGTACAGGTTCCCGACCCGATCGATCAGATCCGCGACGATCCGGCCGCCGGCGGCCGCCGGTGAGAACAGCGGGATGACCCACAGCGGCGGCGCGAACTCGCCACCCTGCCCGAGGGTCGTACCCGGGTTCGTGCGCTGCTCGAGCGGGCCCAGCAGCGCCGGGTTCGCCCGGACCTCCACGGCGAATTCCTCCGCGTGGCGGGCCAGACGCGCCGCAGCTTCGAAGTCGCCCCGCTGCGACGTGATCATGTCGATGAACCACGACTGCGGCTTCCACGGCTCGTACGTGCGCGCCTCACGGCGCACCACAGCGCCGCCCTGGCCGGGCGCGGGCAGGTTGTCCGGCTTGGTCACTGTCGCCTCACTTCACAGGCAGTAGGAACACGGGCGTCTTCTTCACGCCCAGAATCGACAGGGCGGCCAGACGGTGGTGCCCGTCGATGATGATCTGGCCCTGATCGGGGTCGTTCAGGACCAGCGGCTGCGTCGTGAACACCGACGGGTTCCGCGGCTGGCCCGGGTGCTGCACATGCCAGTCCAGCCGGGCACGGTCCAGTGACCGCGTCGACGCCAGCAGCGTGCCGATCGCGACCGACGTCGACGTGATGTCGCGGAAGTCCACGTCACGGATCGTCGGCATGTCGTCCGGCTTCGACCAGAACAGCTTCGTCTTCACCTGGCCCGGGTTCTTCTTCCGGCCGGGCAGCGCAGCGACCGCGGCTTGCGCCGCAGCGATCTGGTCGTCGGTGAACTTCGCCGCTTTGTCGGCGGCGGCCCGCACGTGCTCGGTCACGGGTTCACCGTGTCCGGCATCGTCGGTGCCGGGCTGTTCGCCGGGTTCCCGCCACCCTGGCCGACGCCGGCGTCGTTCGTCGGCTTCTTCGCCGACGGCGGCGGGTTCGTGCCCAGCAGACCCATGTTCAACGGCTGCAGGTAGTCGTCGCCGTTCTCCACGTCGGGCATGTCCTCGAGCTCGCGGATGTCGTTCACGCTGAACCACCCGCCGTTACGGGCCAGCTGGTACGCCTGGAACCGTGCGAGGGTGTCGGCCCGCAGGCGGCCCTTCAGATCGAACTTCGCCACGATCGACGGTGGCATCAGGTCCGACAGGTACGTCTCGATACGGGTCAGGAACGGCAGCAGCGTGTTCGTCGTGAACATCATCTGTTCCTGCTCGATACCGACCACCGACGTGGACCGGTCCTGCTCACCCATCATCGACGGCGGGATCCCGAAGAACGCAGCTATGTCGTGCTTCTGGAACGCCCGGGTGGCCAGGAACTGCGCGTCCTCCGGGGTGATGGACAGCGGCTTCACCGTGGCGCCACCGGTGACCACCGCGGGCAGGTGAGCGTTCCCCAGCCCCTGGTGCCGCATCATGTACCCGCGCACGAACTCGGTCAGTTCGTTCTCGTCCAAGTCGCCCGGCACTTCGATGACCACCGTCGGCATGGCGCTGTTCGCGAAGAACTGCGACCCGTACTTCTCCGTGGCCGCCGCAAGGGACCATGACTGCCGCTGATACTCGACGGGGTTCAGCCCGACGAACTGGCCGGGCGGCACCATGCTGGACGGGATGTGCAGCATGTTCTCCGTGGGCACCACCGTGCCGTCGATCCGGTACACGCGCTTGCCGATGTCGGTCGGCCGACCCCACCGGTCTTCACGCCGCGCCACGATCCGATCCGGGTGCAACGGCAGGATGGCCGTCGCGTAGCCCTTCGCGTCGCGGGTCAGGATGTAGCCGTAGAAGTTGCCACGCAACGCGATGCTGAACACGACCTGCGCCAGGAAGTCCACCATGGGTACTTCCGGGAACGGGCGGCGCAGCAGCGGGTGCTGCGCCGGCGCCGACGTCCGATCGTCGGTCCGCTTGTAGCCACGCAGCGGCAGCGTCGACACCTGATCGATCAGGATCTGCACGCACCGATACACCGTGCTGATCGACAGGGCGGCGTCGTCGTTCATCGACACGCCGGCAGCCACGAACCCCAGCTGACCGTTCGTCGGGATGTACGACGAACCCCACGGCAGCGTCGGATCCGCACCACGACGTGCGGGCGCGGTAGCGGCGAGCGCCGAACGAACCAGCGACATCAGCCACCACCCTTCGATCCACGGCGAGCGGTACGCCGGGCACGGCGCCGCTCGAGTAGCGCGGCCGCACGCCGGCGCACCGGATCGATCACGGCACGCGTCAGCGCGGCATCGTCCATGCCGTAGCCGACGAACATCAGCGCACCGAACCCGGCGAACCACGACCAGCGCGGCGACATCACGTACGCCCACCGCACCAGGCAGCCCAGCCCGGCGAGCTCCACCAGCGTGGACACACGCACAGCCGGCCGGTTCACGGCTGCTCTCCGAACACGATCGGGGTTCGGCCCCGCTGGTCGACCAGTTCCTGAGAACACAGCAGGTGCGGCGTGACATGGCCGACGGCCAGCCCACACACACCATCGCGGTGCGGGTAGGCGCAGACACGCAGCCCGTACGGGCGCAGCACATCGCACCCGATCAGGCTCGGCGGCCCGTCAACGCACGTGACCGTGCCCGCCGAACCGTCCAGCACGGACCGGAACACCGGGTCCGGGTAGTACCACTCTTCGCCCCACGCATCGGCGCGCGTGCTCATGCAAACCACAGTTCGACCGTGCACGACACCGTGGCGTTGATCACGAACGTGGCCGGCGCCGTGTCCCACGACAGCATCGTCGGCCACTTCGCCGACACCTGCACGCCCGTGTCACCCGTGACGCCCTTCACGGTGAGCACCGCGGCGGACAACGGGTTCGGGGTCGGGCTGACCGCGTTCGGGCCCGTGATCACGCACACCGTCGCGCCCGTCGGGACCGTGACCGTGTTCGCGCCCGACGACAGCGACAGCACCTGCGTGGCGTCCACCGCGGTGGACAGCGTGATCGTCATCGGCCCGAACGTCCGGGCACCCACGGGGCCACCCTGCACGGCACCGGTCAGCGTGATGTTTCCCGAGCTCACGTCGGTGTCCTTTCCTGTTGCGCCCGCTGCCACGCGGCCGCCACGTCAGGGAACCGGACGCGCGGCGCCGGCGGCCGATGCTGACGATGGATCCACAGTGCGATCGTCGCGGCGACCAGCGGCGTGATGTCCGCCGTGGCTGACTGCCGGTTCCACGCCCACGCGTCGCCCAGCTTCCGCTTCGTGGCGTTCTCCACCGCGGCGGCCAGTACCGCCTGGCCGGCGTGCGCCACACGCGACGGCAGCGGCACCTTCTGTTCGGTCCCGTCGTCGGCCACGACCAGTTCGTGGCCGGGCACCACAGCGTCGTAGAAGAACCCGCAGGCGCGGGCGTAGTCCAGGGCGCCGATCACGATCAGGGACCCGTGCGCGTACGACCCGTCCGGCTTCTTCTTCTCCACGAACCCGGCACGCTGCAGGTCGGGCAGCAGCGACGCCGCGGCGGCGCCGCCGTCCAACGCCAGCGCGTACGGCCGATGCGAGTCGCGCAGCTCCACCAGGCGCGGCACGATCCATCCCGTGCCCGGCCGGTTGTCCGTGATGTGCAGCACCGGCCGGTCGTCCGATCCGCCGGCGGCAGCGATCGATGCCGTCGACCGGTCCGGGGACACGTCGATCGTGAACGCCACCCGGTCACCCTTGGCCGACGCGCCCGGCACGATCGCGGCCTGCCACTGGTCGCCCGAGATGACCGGATCGGTCTTCCCTTCCACCCACTGGTTCAGGTAGGCACGGCGGAACTCCTGCCGTGGCCACGACTGGAACTCGGCCCGCACGGCCTCTTCCGTCACCGTGTAGCCCAGCGCCGGCATACACGACCACCACGTGGCCGGGTCCGCCGGATCGGCCTTCTCGTCGGCCGACCACTCGAAGTACGCGGTGCCTTCCGTCAGCCCGAGCTCGGCCGCCTGCCGGCCGGCTTCCACCTGCTGCCACAGGTACGGCGATTCGCCCGGCACACCGGCCGTCGACACGATCCACAGCTGCGGCTCGGCACGAGTGATCATCGGCGCCGAGTACGACTGCTCCACCCGGTCGTCGTGCTGCGCGAACGCTTCGTCCACCAGCCCGAGGTCCAGGGTCTTCCCGTGGCCCGACTTCTTCGTGCCCGCGCCCAGCGTCTGAATGCTGCCGTTGACGAACACCAGGGCTTCGTGCCCGTTCGTCAGGCGCGGCCGGCCGTTGCGCAGCTGCCGCTGGTACGGCGACGCTTCGATGATCGGCAGCCAATCGTCCTGCCACTTCGCCCGAGCATCGGACCCGGTCTGCGCCGTATACGCGATCTTCTGCGGCGAGCTCCACGCCAGTGCCCGAGTCAGGACCAGCGCCAGGATCAGCGTCGTCTTACCCGACTGGCGCGGCACCGTGAGCACCACACGCCGGTAGGCCAGCAGCCCGGTGGCCGGATTGACCTCGAGCGCCACGTCAGCGACGTGCCGCTGCCACGGCATGAACGGCTGCCCGAGTCGTTCAGCGACCAGCGCGGCCTTCTCGCCGTACGTTGCCCTTCCGGGCGACCGCGGCGTTGACCAGCGGGGAGCGCAGCTCGGCGACTGCGGGATCGTCTTCGTCGTCACGCGGCTCCAGTGCGGTCAGTAGCGCGTCGATCTGTTTCGCCACGGTCGCCGCAGCCAGCCCGGCGCCGGCGTCCATCTGCGTGGCGAGGGTCACGGCCAGCGCAGCACGGGGGTCGGCCACGTAATCGACGTCCCACGTGCGCAGCCTCGTGATCACGGCGGCCGTCACCAGCCCACCCGGCACCGGATCGTCGTGCACACGGACCGGCGTCGCCGGCTGACGATCGGCCGCTTTCGGGCGTCGAACAGCAGCAGATGGCCGCTGTTCAGCGTCACCAGCTGGCTTTCGGCGGCCGCCGGCACGCTTCGCCGGTAGCGGCGCCGCCGGCGCAGGCGCGGGCGCCTTCTTCCGGGCCGCGGCCATCAGGCGGCCGACTGCTCCGGCCAGTGCTCGGCGCAGAACCCGAACAGGCGGGCCAGGCGCGACACCGGCCGCTGCTGCGTCCCGTCGCTGTAACTGCTGTCCGGCAGCCCGACACCGATCCCGTTCGCAGCGGCGTGCGCCGCCTTCGTGAACTCGGGTCCGGCGAACTCGAACAGGATCGTGCACGCATCGTTCACGGACCACGTCAGCGGCACCCGCTGCTCGAGCGCACGCGTGCGGCGCGCGTCGACCACCGCCGCACACGCCAGATAGAAGTCATCGAACGTCGACATCACAGGCCCGCTGCGCGAGCAGCACGCACCAGCCGCACGACCTCGGGCAGTTCGTCTTCGACGTCAGCAAAGCGCCGGTGCGCGCCCGCCGGGATGTTGCCCAGCGCGTCGCCCAGCTGCCAGCTGACCCGGTTCAGGATCACGCTGTGCGAGCGCCACATCTCGCGCTCGGCCAGCGTGGCGTCCAGTCCGGCCGCAGCGGCCAGGTGCGCGAGCATCGCGCGCGCCTGCGTCGCCGTCAGCAGGTTCGTGCCCACGGGCCCGAACTGCGATGGCCCGGCGAACGCGATGCCGCCATCAGGCTGGAAGTCGGGCGGCAGCGGCCACGCCAAGAAGGCGTCCACCATGCGGTCCACGAAGTCGTCGGCTGTGCTGCTCATGGTCCCCTCCGTTGCGGCGTCGGGTCGGGTCAGATGTCGCCCCCCTACCGTGGTCGGGGAGAAAAAGGTGCCA